GACCATACTACTACACTATTGTTTGGATCTACTGCACTACATATACCATCTACATTAGATGATAAGTCATCGTAGAAAAAATTATCTATTTTACCATTACCTATTGGAGCTAATTGTTGTCCTCCAGTAAGTTTATAAAAACCATCTTGTGCTAAGAAAAAAATCATATTACCAAAAGAGGCAATAGATTTATCTGCAAAGACTCCTATATCTCCAATCTTATCAAACTGAAAAATTAACGGAGTACCGACATAACTCATTCGGTATATAGCTCTTTCAAAGAAAACAATACCACCTTGTTCTCCTCCAACTATACCCATTAAGTTTCCATGTTCACCCACAATATCTTGAAAACCAGATTGTGTAGCTTGGCTTGGAGTCCATGTTGAACTGTCATTAAGTCCGGACCATTTAACTCGTTGGTTATATTCTGTTCCAGATTCATTTGTGTAACCAGAAACAACAAAGTTATTTATAACTGTTACATACTTTGCTTTCAGAGAAACAAGATCTGAAAATGCTGTATCAGTTCCTTGATCAAACTTTTGTATATTGTCTGCAAAGTTTGTAGCAATTATATTTGTTCCAAACTGTGTAAAGTTCCAAAAATCTCTTGAACCAGATGTTGTGCTGTTATTGTAACCACCTGATTTGCTTTTATCTACAAAAACAAGACTACTATTCATTTGATAAAGTTTACCACTATCTCCTGCATAGTTTGTTACGCCATCTTTTTGAAATGATGAAAACAATCCTACTGCACTAGCTGTAAGGCCTGTGCCACTTAATGCTTGAAAGCCAGGTAATGATTTATATCCTTTAGCAAGAGGTAAAACATTATCTACTTTTATTGCACCACTATTTTGAAATGTAGGCAAGTCTGCCTGTAATTCTCCAAACTCAATCATTTATGCCACCATAGGAGTAGACATCTGGATTGGTGATGATGTAGTAAAACCTCTTTCTGCTGTATCGTTAGCGTTTTTAATTGCTTCTTTATATAGAGATCCCCATGTTTGTATTCTTTCGTCTTGGAAAGTAAATGAAGAACTCTCAGCCAATGAACCATACAAATAAAGTTCCGGATAATTTGTAAGTATACTATTAGTAGGGTTACTATCCGACAAAGGAGTAATATTTTTAAAGTAATCTATCTGTAAAGTATTGGCTGAGTCCGGAGGATTGCCTAATAAAATATTTGTGCCTACTATAGTAAAAAAGTTTGGTTGTCCGTTTCCTACAGAGGCGTTATATTTGTCATAGAAATCCGAATTACTAATAAATCTTAATGTCTTATAAGGGTTACTTTGGTACACTACTGATTTGGCTTCTAAGAAACCAGTTGGTAAACTGTAGCTTTGAGTACCAGAAACTGTTGTTGTAGAAGTATCACTTGAAATCATTTCTCTAACACGCAACTCTCTATTGAGTCTACTCTCTGTCAATGTAATAAAATCACCAATAAAAGCTGTTAGATCATCTCTATTGAGATAATTTGCTATTGCAGTTTTAAGGTTAGAAAATGTATCAAATGCCATTATAATCTTCCTGTGTAAATTCTAAAGTGTCTGTTATCTGGATCATTAAGCCATTTAAAAAACTTTGGCTTATCTAAAACTTTTCCAGAATGATTGAGTATGCCTTTTTTTGCTAATTGATGCACAATAATATTTGGTAGACGAGCAACTCTATAACCTTTTGCATCTGCCAATGGTTTTGATTTATATGCACCTTCGTTTTGTGCTATTTTATTTGCCTTAATTATTTCTTCTATGTCTTGAGTATTTTCAATATGATATTTGTCATCTGACTCATCATATACAAGATTAGTTTTTACTGTATCTTTCTCATCACTTAGAGAAAATTTTTTCGTAGGCATTATTTAATAGCTTTTGCGATCATCATATCTACAGTACCTTTAACAGATAGACCTTGATTGCCAGTAATACTTAGCATTGGATCATATTTTCTGTCACCCATAGATGTTTTTTTAGATTGTTTTTTTCCTCCACCTTTTGAAATCATTTGATCTGATTTAATGGAGTTAGCAACAACCTTATATAATTTTGAAGTATGTTTTTTATTTGAAAATATAGTCATTGTTTCCTCTCTATAATTAATAAGGAGGGGATAATCCCCTCCTTATCCTTGTCCTACAAATAATTATGCAGTTAAGTTAAATATTCCGAAGTTAGCGTTTGGTGAGTTACAAGTTAATGTCCACTCAGCTAAGAGTAGTTTCTTGTCACTATCACCAGTTCTTGCTAGATCAGTTGTTTCAAATGGTCTTAGGAAGTCTATTGACCACACATCCATTTGTAAAATGTCAACTCTGTTAGCGTTCTGGAATCTGTCTGGAACAAATGCCACTTCGCCAAAGTCTGATACATAAATATCAGTTGTACCGATAGATACTCTATCAGATGCGTCTTTGTACTTAGTAGCTACCCCATTAAATGCAGAAGCTAATTGTTTGTGAGAAGGTGACATGAGAACTGTATCTGGTTCACCGCCTAATTCAAAGGCTTTTAACAAACCTGCTTTAAGAAGTGCTTCCGTAAAAGTTCTGTTAGAACCACCTGCAATAGCAGTTGCACCAGTACCTGCTGGTGAAGCTGATGGTGAACCACCTACAGAGAAATTACCTGCCGCAGTTGATGTACCTGGAATGTTACCTCCATACCAAGTTCCTACTGATGCTGATTTTCTTGCCGCAGAGGATGATCCTGTTACTTTAGCTTGTTCAATTCCAACAAGTGCGTTTTCAATATCTCTTTTGATCTCTTTACCCATCTTTGCAAGTTGATACGCCATTTGTGTACCCATACCTGCATTGTCTACAGCATCATCAGTACCAGAAATAGTTACTGCTTTTGCTGAGATTTGAGTTCTGTTGTTTAGACGCACAGTAGCAGATCTAGAATCACCTGTGTAATCATCACCTTCAATTTGTGCGTTTACGCCTACAGATGCTAAAGCGTCTGTTTGCCATTCATGTAAGGTATTAGTCGCTGTACCTTTTGCAGAGTTACTCATCATCGGAGTTTCGGTTGGTGAGATATTATAGATCACATCAGCCAGGTCCTCACGAATAGAGTTAGCTCCATCGTATGTATCAAATGTATTTGTTGGTTGAGCCATACTTTAGTCCTTTCTATTTTTTATTGTGAATACAATTCTTGTAAAACAGAAACAGCATCTTTAACTGAACCTGTTTTTTTAAGACTTGCTTTTTTTGATCTAATACGCTTCACATTATCATTATCATCTTGCACTTTAGGGCTAGAAGAACTTACAACTCTAGGAGTCTTAACAACTTTTTTATCTTTGACTTTAGAGTTTCTTAATTTGTTGTAACGATAAGCGTTAGCTAACATTAATACTGCTCTATGATCTACTAACATAGATATTTCTTGATCCGTATAGCCAATAGACTTAGCATAATCTGTTAAGTTTTTGACAAATGTTGGACCTTTATCTTTGTCACCATAGATTGGTAGCTTTTCAGCAAGTAACTTTCTTTCCTTTTCCAAATAAGCATTATAAGTTTTTTCATGCTCTTTTTGTTTTTCGGCCATTACTCGTTGTTGTTCTTGCCTAGTTGCTTCCATCATTTCTTTCCTACGATCAATTTCAGCTTTTTGTCTGACATATTCGGCAGGATCTTCTTGATAAAGTCTGTCAAGATCTACATTGTTTTCTGTAGACTTTAAGTGCTGAGATAATACTTCTAATTGTTTCTCGTATTGATCCCTTCTGATTTTTGCCTCCTCGTTTTGTCTAGTCAAACTTTTTTGAAGATCATCAACTTGCGTTCTATCTTCAGAAAGTTTTTTCGTCTTACGAGTATAATCTTGTTGTCTTGAATAACCATTCTTGAGTTCATCAAGGGTGACTTCCAATTCTTGGTCTCCGACCTTAATCTTGTATAGTTCCTCACTACTTTCAAGAGGTTCTTCACTCTCAACTTGATCTATAAGTTCATCATCTTCCAATAAGTCCTCGTTGTTCATTTCTGAATCGGCTTCTGTTTTTTCTGATGTTTCACTTGGAACTTCTTGAGTCCTTGAGGCGTTTAAAAGGTTCTTCAAGTCGTTCACAGCCTCACCTTCGTTTTTGTAAGGCTTGGGCGTTGGTACAACTGTTTCCGGTGAAGGATTGTCAGTTGCAGAGTCCATTACTGGTTGTTCTGCCATTATAATCTCCTATTTTTTTTGTGATAATTTTCCAGTTTCCATTACGGATTGTAACTGAACCAAAACAACTTCTAACATTCTTCTCATGACAAAGATGTTTTCACGCTGTTCTGTATTCTGTAGTTCAGAATTTAACCATTCTATTTGTAAATCCTGACGAATTTTTTGTACTGCTTCAACAAATATTTCATCCTCTAATATTCGTTTAGCTTGTTCTCCTCTTTGTTGATCTGTAGGTTTATTCATTAGATACCGGCATCTTTACCAAACATAGCATCGTATCTGTCACGAGCTTGTTGGTTTTGTTGTTGGATTTGTTGATTATTAACAACAACATTACCTTGATATCCTCCACCTCCAAAATCTTCACCACCTCCATAACTACCACCAGAATCACCTACACTTGTTGTACCGCCATAAGGTACATTGGCTTCATCTGTTGTAGCTTTTGGTGTAAACAAATATGAATTATCTGGTGTACCTGCAACATCAAAAATAAAATCACCGCTATCGTCATATTGACCAGAAAAATATCCTCTACGCATTAATTCATTTTCCATAGCTTTTTTTCTTAATTCACTTTGATTTCCAAATGCTGATTGTAGTAATGCTCCTTGTAATGAAGGAAAAGAATCTTTTAATGTAACAAGATTTCCTTTACTTGGTAAAAAACCTATTAGACTATTAGATAGATAACCTGATTTTAAATATTTAAGTAAATCTTCATTAGAGGCGTTTCTCATATCTTTAATAGACATGTAATCTCTTTCCTCTACTTCATCATTATCATTAAATCTTGTTTCTTCTTGAACACTATCACCAACATAAACACATTGTTTTAGTATTTCATCATACACATATCCTGGAGGACAGTTTGGTATGTTTTCATCATCGTTTACTGGAGGCGTGTAAATTGGATCTGGATAGATAGCTGAGTCATTTGGAT